TAAGAACAGCTAAAGATTTTTTATTAGGTAATCTAGCTGTTTCTAAAATAGTGTTCATAGCTGTTTCTGCTTGTTCTGAAGTTAAACCATTATTATCTATTAAAGTTTGTTTAAATTTATTAGCTAATTGTGCGGTAGGTTTATAGTTAAATAAAGGAACAACAGATTTATTACCAAATATTTCAAAATTTGAAGTCAATATGTCAGTAACTTTTTCAGATATTACTTCTTTAAATTCTTTTAATTCTGTTGGATTCATGTTTCTTCCAAGAGAAGTAAACGCACCATCCCATTCTTTTCTTATAGAATTCATACTGTCAAAAATTTTATCTACTTCTACTTTAGACAAACCATATTCAGGTGACTTAAGAATTTTTTTAAGTTTTTCTTTTTGTGCATTACCTAATTCACCAAATTTAAATTCAAATAAATCTTCTCTTTTTTTAGGTAATGGTATTCCAAGTTTTTTATTCACAGATTCTTCAAATTGATCTTTAGCAAATTGTCTTGCTTTTGTTTGAGCATCAAACGTTACTTGATCTACACCTTTAGTAGTTACACCTGAAGAGTCTGTTAAAATGTCATTAATTTCTTTAAAAATTTTTTTCTTTTTTTGATCGTTAGTTAATTGACCTTTTGGAGTTCTATATAATTTTCCCTTAAAACTAGGAAACCAACTATTAACTTCTTTGGTTATGTTTCTAGATATTTCTGTAGCTCTGTTAATATCTCTTTCTCTAAAACCTTCTAATCTTTTTCCTTCTAAAAAAGCTACTTCATCTAAATCACCTCTAGATCTAAATTTTCCTGCAAACTTATCAAAAAACTTATCTATTTTTTTAGTGCTTCTAGAAAGCATTTTGTTTGAGTTCGCCATTTTTTTAATAGAGGCACCTACTCCACCTATTACTCCAGAAAATAAAACACTTTCAGTACCAAACTTTAATCTGTTTAAAAGATCTCTACCCGGATCAAAGTCCTTACCTTCTCTATTAATTTTTGTTGGGCCACCAATTAAGTCTCCAATTGATCCTACTTCAGAAACATCTGCTATAAATACCCCATCAGCAATACCTGCCCCCAATGCACCTGCTGCAAATTTAGCAGTTTTACCTTTAGCATTTAATTGAGCTGCTTGTTTTCCAGCTTTAGATAAAGCTGTATTATTTAATGTAAAATAAGTTCCTGCTCCTTTTGCAGTTAATGCTCTTTCGGCTATCTTCGCTGCTCTAGAGGCTGCTCCTATTGCTGGTACACCAAGATTAACTAATGTTTCTGTTATTTTTCCTGCTGCTGTTGATTCAGCTAATTCATCTAAAGGATTTATTTTATCAAAGAAAGCTTCTACTTTAGCAGCACTATTGGTGCCTGCACCTAAATCTATAAGAGTCGCTCCTAATGAAAATAATCCTTCAGGTATTTTAATTAATCCAGAACCTATACCTGCAAGAATAGAAGTTATTGTACCAACTTCGTTTTCAGGTTCTTCGTAGCCCTTTACAATATATCTTTCGTTATCGGCCATTTAGACTCCTTTAATTTATTTTAAACTATTAAAAGCTTCTTCTGGGTTTGTATATTCTATTGTGTTTGTACCATCAAAAACTATATATTTTTTAGTTTGTGGATCAAAATTAACTGCTCCAGGTACAAGTTTAGGTTGTTTAAATCCTTTTTCAGGTTTACCTGGTTGTACAGATTCGTATCTAACTAATTGTAAATTAGGATATTTAGTAGATTGAGCATAAAATTCAGCATATCCAGTCTTGTACTTATCTTCATGATCTGTATTTGCTTCAAAATCTTGAAGAATTCCTGCTCTTACATTTTCAATAGGTTGTGAGGGAGCAGTTTTATCAAATAATCTAGATAAAATATCTTGTGATGATAAATCAGGATCTAAACGTTGAATTGCTTTAATGGTTTTACCTATCTCTCCTTCATCTTTACCATCTAAATATTCTTTTATAGCTAACTCTTTAGCTTTTTGTTTTGTATCTGATCTATCTAATTCTTTACCTGCAGCATCAATAGCGCCACCATAATCTTCATCTAATAAAAATTTAGAACTTGCAGTTAATGCTTTAAAAATATCATCTTTTTTATCGCTTCTTAATAAATTTTCATACATATCGGCTTGACTAGATATTTCTTCTTCTAAAGAATTAACATCATCAACTTTAATAACTTCTTGATTTGTATCTTTAACAGTTGGTTCAGGTTTAGGATCCATTGAAACATTTACATCTTCTTTTATTTCAACGTTAGGAACATCTGTAGTTGTATATGTGGGTGCTATTTTTTCTAAAATTGTGGGTCCTTTTTCATCTTTATTAATAGATTTGTATTGATCATAAGTTTGTTGACCGTATATAGGACTAAAATAATCTGCTGTTGGTTCTCCACCAAAAAGAAGTTTTGAATAATTAACTAAATTTGAAATAGTATTTCCAATAGGAGATATAGCAGTATTAGATAAATATTGAACAGGATTTTCTATGTATTTTTTAAAAGGAGATCTTTCAAAACCTACACCTCCTCCTGCATTAATTGTTTCTGTTTCAGGTTGTTCTATACCCATTACATTATAATCTATTGTACTTTTTTTCCCTGCATAACCACCAGGTTCATCCACAAGACCTCTTTTAGGAATTAATCCAGACGTGATCCCTGTTCCACGGCTATCGACTTTACCACCACGTCTAAACATAGGTCTACTTAAAGTTTTACTCATTAACCGAACAATCCTAACTGACCACCAATACCTGCAAGACCCGCACCCATTCCAAGAATTTGAGATAGTGGGCTAGGAGGAGGTGTTGATGTTGTAGAGTAACCTGCTTGTGCTGGATATCCACCTATTAATCCTGTTAATTGTTGACCAACAAATCCTAAGTTTTGTTGATCGGCAAATGCTGCTTCTCTATCTGCTGCGGCTTGTGCATCGATAATAGCTTGTGCCTGTGCTTGTTGCTGTTGACCTAATTGACCAACACCAGAAATTTGTTGTTGTGCTAATTGTGGAGCTAGTTGAGCTAGTCCTTGTTGTTGTGTAGATAATGCTTGTTGATTAGCAAAAGCTTGTTGTGCTGCTTGCTGTGATTGTTGAAAACCTTGTTGTCTTAATTGTGCTTCTAGTTGTGCTTTATTAAAAGCAGTAACCGCATCAAACTCACCTTCTTGAGCACCCTGTCTACCACCACCAAAGGCACCAAACTGAAATGCTTGATCACCAATTGCTGATCTTTGTGCTGCTCTTTCTCGTTCCAAAGCAGCAAGAGAAGCATCAATAACTTCTTGTTGATAGGGTGACATAAAATCTTGATAGGCTTGAGGCCCTGTTAAACTTTGAGCAGCAGTAGCATCAGTACCTGCTTGATTTAAGAACGGTTCAAAAGAACCTAAACCACCTGCTAAAGTTCTAGCTTGTTGTTGTAAAGCTGTTTCGCCTGCTACAGTAGGTTGATAAGAACGTGTATCAATAGGTGTTCCTAATTGTTTAGTTAATTTATCTACAAGTACCTCGCCACCAGCTTCTATAAAAGGAGCAGGTCTTGTTATTGTTGTATCTACCATTATACTTTACTCTCTAATTGATTCATTAATTGATACATTCTTTGTGCTCCTTTATTAACACTACCACCACCAGCAGCTCTAACGGCATCAGCCGTCATAACAAATTCATTTTTTGACAATCTTGCGGGGACATCATCAGCTTTCTCTTTAGACCCCACAGGTATAAAGCCACCGCCTCTATAGTCCATTTCCATAGAAGGCATACCACCCATTTTTAAAGTTGCAAGTCCACCTTTTTTAGCACCAAAATATTGTCCTGATTCTCCACCCATCATTCTGTTATATATTTCCATAATTTCAGTTGGTGACATTTGAGAAGTATTAACTCCCATTTGTATTAATTGTTGTTGCATTTTACCTAAACCGCCACCGGCATTGTCTGCTATCATTTCACTAGGGTCTAATAAACTTTTAGGTCCACCTGCGAAACTTCTATCGTCCACATCTTCTAATTCACCCGGTAAATCTATTAAGGTATCAGCAGGATTTCCAGACTCCGTAGGTTTAGGGTCAAGTATAGACATAAGTAATCTAGGAGGTATTTGTTCTTCTATAGATTCTTGTGTCAACATATCAATTATAGATTGACTAGTAGGATCACCACCAAGAGCTAATCCTACACGACCACCTTTATTGTAACTTGGTCTATTGGCTATGTAATCATCAATTTGTTGTTGTGAATATCCTGCGTTGGCGAGATAACTTTTTAAATAACCTAAGTACTTAGATGTATTATATCCATCTTCTGAATTTTGATAAGCGTCTTGTGCAGCTTTAGCAGCATCGTAAATATCAAATCCCGCTCCCGCTGCTGCTTGTGTTCCTGCAGCTTTACCCACATTAGCTATTGATGAAAGTATTTTACCCTCTTCACCGGAAACACTTGGATTTAAAAAGTCTCCAACTTTAGCTGCAACTTCTTTACCTTCTGTACCTACTTTTTGTAAAAATGTTTTATCTGGTGCTGGAACATCTTGTCGAATATCTGCAGAAGTTGGAAGAGTTTTAAATATTCCAGATAATGCAGCTTTTCTTAAATCTGTTTTACCGTCATTAACAGCACTGTCTGCTAATAGATTAGCAAAATATCCTCTAGCAAAATTACTCATAATTCCTGCACCACCGGGAACTAAAACAGATGCTAGGGGTCCTATAAAAGGTTTAATTTCATTAGGTACAATTCTTGAAATAACTTTGTTAACAGGTTTAAATACGTCTGATACTACGTCTTCTGCTTTTTTAAATACTTTACCCATTAGGCGTAGTGTCCTTTTGTGTAGCGAATAGCCATTCTTTTAATTGTTTCATTATCTGACATTCTTAACCATTTCACAGGTTTATTATATCCTAATAATTTAGTAAAGTATTCTTTACTCCACTTCATCACCTTCTTAATATTACCACAACATATAGTATCTATATGCCAAGCTATCGTTCCACTGTTATAATCTTCAGGGTGTAAATCTGCTGTTTTCATAAATTTTTGTTCTGTTTCTTCATTTAAAAAAGCCCAATTGGTAAAAGCAATTGGTAAATTATTCTCATAATGCACTTTGTATTGTCCTAATCTAATGGATGGTAAAATATGTTGGAGCACGTCCTCGTACGTGTGGTCTTGATAGCGAGGAAAAGATTTATATAGACCACATATCATGGCCATATCCCTTATTTTATCTGCATCTATCATAAACACATTACTTTTTTTTGTTTCAAAAATCAACTATTCATCCTCAGATTCTGATAGAACATCTGGCATTTTAGCGACTTTTATATTGACACTTCTAGATATATCTTCTTGTTTTGTATCTGTATTAGAGTCATTTACATCGTCTTCTGCTTCTTTATCTGATGAATATTCTTTGTTAGTTTTAAGGTTTTTAACTGTTACTTCTGTTTCAATGTCAATTTTTTCTATAACTTTACCATTGACTATTGTATCTACTTTACCTTTTTCTACAAATGATACCATTTTTACCTCCTATGTTGTCCTAGTCATTTCTAACACAGATAATATGACATGAAGTCTATTAGCTGTAGCTGCCGTGACTTTGATTATTTCTGTTTCTTCTACAACCAAAGGTTGTGAAAGAAGTTCTTTAGTAGCTTTTGCACCAACTGCTTCTTCTTTATAAACACTAAAAACACTACTACCATTAGTTATAGTAACTGTAAGAGTATCCGCACTAGCAGAATCATTTGATACAATAATTGATTTTATAATACCTGTGGTTTCAGAGGGCACTGTATAAAGAGTTGTTATATCAGTAGTACTAAGATCTACTTTTTTATTTAAATAATTATTAGCCATTAAGCAAAGAAGAAAGCAAAACGTTCTTCTTCCTCTCTTAAATTTTGTTGATATGTTGTATTGAGCTCTTCAATCAATGCTGCAATACCTCTGTTAATTTGTCTTTGATTAGATACTTCATAATCATTTTTAGGTTCTGGTATTCTTACTACTATTCTTGCCATTATCTCATTCCATCTGGTTTAACATCAAGAGTTAGTGTTCCATATCTCCACTCTTGATTAATATCTGTGTTTGCAACTTTAACACTAACATATCTTCCTCTTGCTCTTGTATCAACTTTATCTGTACTTGAGTTTATAATAAAAGGACTATGTGTAGAACTAAGGCCTGTTTCTGAAGGGTATCTTTTAACAGCTAGTGTCACTGTGGCGTTACCTTCCAAGTCTTTGAAATCAGGTATAAAACGACTAACCGATACAAAGTTCTCTCCAGCACCTGTTTGGCTTTGTAAATCAAAATCATAAGACTGTATGTTGGATTCTATGGTAGTAACGCTTCCATCTTCATTCACTTGATCCGTTCCTATTTCATGTTCAAAATATATTGTTTTACCTAATCCATCTTCTCCTAAAATAACAGGAAACGTTCCTGTGCCGGTATCATCAAACTTTGTTGCATGAGGTTTCGGATATAAGTTTGCATCAATCCAAGAAGTCCTCGCTTCGCTATTCGTGTACCATACACCACCGGGAACTTGTGATGATTCAGCATAATTATATGTTACTGCTTTGTTGTTAAAGTCACCACCTGCAGTAGGAGAAGGTGATTCTGTATACCACCAAGTAACTTCTGAGAATAAATTATTTAATCCTGCAACAACTTGTTGTCCCTTGGTTGTATCTAAACTATTAAATACTTCGTCTTCTACAGAACAAGGTAAAGTTTTAACTGTACCGTCAAATAAAAAGAAACCTTTTGTACCCATCCAATAAGCAACACCATCTACTTCTATAGCAGCATTCTTACCAATCAAACCACAGTTAGTACCTACTTGTTCAAAACCAAATATAAAAGGAGATCCGACAAACTTCATTGTATATAAAGCTGTATCAGTCCATATCAAAATATTTTCTTTTGCTTTTAAAGCACCTATGATTTTTGTTCCGTCTTGAAGTCTTTGAGAACCTGCTGTATTTGTGACACTAGGTGTATAGCTATTAATATTTTCTCTTTCTGAAAATCTTATAAACATATCATCTTGAGTTGTTGTTGTACCCACGGTTGTTTCTGTACCAAAATGTATTAAGTGTCTTGTGGTAGGTGATATCAAAGTTAATCTTGATGCTGTAGGATTATTTCCTGTTGCAAAATTTGTTGTATCTAAAGCTGCTCTAGTTGTTAAAGGTGTTGTAGCTGAAGGGTTCCATGTAAAAGTTTTACTATTAGCAACCGTTGCAACCAATACTTCACCAAAATTATCTAAGGACCAAAGACCGGGTTCTAAGTTTACTTGACCAGCTTTGACTGCATCACCCCAAGCATTATAATCTGTTGCGTTGACTACGGCTGTTCCGTTATCATGAGTCACAGCAGTCGTGCCTAGAGCTCCTCGTGTACATCCTGTCAAGTCATTAGTAGACTTTCCTGTATATGTAATTAATTCTGATTCAATTAATATTGTACCTGCTGTCGGAAAAGAAGCAGCACTAGTAAGTGTTATGGTTGTTTCACTATTGTCTAGTGCTTCGTTGACAGTTGTTGACGCTGCATCAGATATTGTACCACCCCATGTACTAACACCCCAACCATATCCATAAGTTTGTTTTTGTGGGCCAACTACAAAATAAAAATCTATTGTTGTAGATCCACCTGTGCTTACAGTTCCTGTTGCTGCTGCAGAAGAAGTGATTGTAAAAGTGGTTGTACTAGGAACAGTGTTAACCATAAAAACTTTGTCTTCAAAATTACTAGCACTAAGTCCTGTACCACTAGGTAGAGTTACTGAATCTAATTGTAGAATATCTCCAACACTTGCACCATGAGCACTTGAAGTTGTAATTGTAATAGAAGTAGATTCATCTGTTGTTGCTAAAGTGGCACTTGTTTGTCTTCTAGTAGAATCAAAAGGAGTAATATCATGAAGCTGACCTTCAAAGAATAATAATAAAAACTTATCTGTGCCTAGAGCAATATACCTATTACCAGTTGTATCTATAAAAGGTTTTTGTGCACGAACAACTCCGACAATACTATCCGAAATTAAAGAAGACCAACCACCTATTTTTTCTGGTAGGCCATAACGAAATCTTACATTAGAACTATCAACCCAACGATTCTCAGCACCTTTGGTAGTGTTCTGTTTATCTATTCCAGGAATAATTTCGAAGTTAATAAGAGACAAGATTATCTCCTATATAAATGTCTTATAAGTCCAACCTCTAGTTGCATTTGCAAAGACTAATGTAAAAGACTGACCATTTGTTGAAACTGTTAAATTAGATGCACTTGAATTAATATTAGAACTATTTCTATTAATAACTAAGTTATTAGAACCAAATGTTCCTTTTCCATCTATAAAATGAACTTCATCTCCTACACTAGGACTTGCAGGTAATGTTATTGTGACAGCAGTAGAACTTGTATCTACTATGATTTGATCATCTGCAACAGCAGTATAAGCAGAAGTAGTTGTTACATATCCTTTTTTTATCATGCCTTTTACAATATTTGTTCCGTCTGAGAATAATAAAGTAGTAGAACCTCGAGCTAGTGTAACTCCAGTTCCTGATGCTGTTTTAAATGTTAGTGTATAATGACTAGAACTTCTATCTGTTGCATCAACAACCAACCAAGCTTTCTCTACAGAATCTGGAACAGTGATATTTCTATTCGCAGCAAGTGTTCCTGTTAATTTGATAACAGCATTACGGCCATTAGAAGATGCTCCGTCTGCTATAGTTGTTGTTATGTCTGCATTGGTAACAGCAATAGAAATATAACCTCCTACTGCTTCTTGTATTAAATCTAAATTTGTATTAGTAACTGTGCCCCATAAACCAGCTTTTTCGCCAGTGGTCATTTTTTCTAATTTTAATGATGTTGAGTATGATGATGACATGTGTTCTCCATTTTATCTTAAGTTTCTACGTTTGTCCATGTTTGACTTGCGCCTGTGTTTATGTCGTTCCAAGTAATAACACCCGGTCCGGTAACAGCGGAAGTTAAAAGATTAGTTCCCGGTATAACAACAGCCTTAGCTACAATGGTCACCGTTCCGCTAGCCACGGTTCCCGCTAAGTTAGTTGTGACTCCTACGTCAGCAGCAGCTTTTGGTGTAGCACTACCTAAGCTAGAGGTAACTGCATTGGTGGTAACCAATACGTTGGCCTTACCTACAAAGCCTAAGCTACCAATAGCTATGTTAGCTATATTAGTTGTTGGTGAAACATCCGCATTCGCTCCAATCGTTGCAATGTTTCCTAAGCTTATTGTAGCTTGAACACCTTCTAAGTTTACTGGTTGATCAGTATATCCTGAAAAAGAGTATTGACCAAAAGGCGATACACCAAACACGGTTACGCTCCTGGGTCGGTTATTGTATTACCTGCTGCAACCCACTCAAGGATCTCTTGATACATTCTGTTATTTTCATCATGAGGAACTGTCCACTCTTTGTCATCATCATATACAACAATATAATTGTGTTTTGTATTTTCATCTATCAATGGTTGTTTTGTTACACTTTTAATATTACTCATCTATAACTCCGAGTCTAATTCTATGTCAGTCACGTTTGTAGTCGTACCTCTGTCTGTTTTTTCAGCAAAGACAGAATAACCCTTATCAGTTATTGTTTGTGAATCTATAGTTCCTGTATTATTTGTTTTAGAAACACTAGGTGCTGCTCTCATGGTTGTGTTAAAAGCAAAAACACCTCCTAGTCTTGTTGTTGTATTTCCGTCAAGAGCGGTTGTCCATAATTTAAAACTTGCGTAATCCTGATAATATCTACAACACCTTCTTAAATTTTCGTCAATGCTCTCAAAACGAAAACTAGGTATGGATGTAGAATCGAACTCACCGACTTCCATTTGTATACCTGTAATGTACCATTCATTAGATGTGCTACTAGCTAAAGCTAAATTATCAGGATTTTTTTTAGAGTTAACATTAGCCTCCCAATCTCCAGTTGGAGTTCCAGAAGTGAAACTAGATCCACTATCTAGCCACCATCTTACATCTAAACTTAAACCATTATCATTGTTTAATGAATTACTTGTATTTCCACTAAAAGTTACAATTTTCTTTTCCCAAGTGTTAGCTGATGAGATTGTATAAGATTTTACCTGTATTTTTGAATTATCATGATCTTGCAACATACAAGTTGCTGTAGTTGCTTTATTACATTTTACCCAAAAAGATAATGTTAAACTTTGAGCGGATGAAGTACCATATGCAAGGTGTTGTAAATTTTGACCTTCAAATTTTTGTCTTAAATAAAATTCGTCATTTGCAGATGGAGAGGCGTCAGCAGTAGTACAATCAAGTTTTAAAGATTTTGCAAAACCTTGACCAGTTGGAACATCTGTTGATTGACTCATAGTCCAAGTTCCTAAAGTTGCAAGATAAATTTGATATCTATCGATAGTATGATAACCAGCTGAAGTAATAGAAGCTGTTGAAGTTGATCTCTGTGCAATAGACATATCTCCGTTGATAATGATCGGAGTTGTAATTCTATCGCTTGGGTAACCTTTCTTCGTTAATCCTGCATTGGGTAATGTATTAAGTGCCATGTTATACTCCTATGTTAATTTAAATCCTTGCCAATAACTTTGACTTGAATAAACATTATTACCACTACCAGATGTTGTTTGAACATAAGTTTCTATATAATCACTTGCACTTAAATCTAGTATTGCATTATGATGAAAAGAAAAATCATTATCACTATTAGCATAGTTATATATATTTCTATCCATACCACTTACCGCAGAGCCATTTTTATAATATTTAAATGTATAATATCCTAATGAATTACCTATTTTATAATGTGCCATAAACAAATACTTACCTGCTTTACCACTTGGAACAGTAAATTTATTAGAAGCAAAAGCATTATCTGAGTCAAAAGTTTCAGAATTCCATGTCACTTTAACAAAGGTATCATTTGTTAATCCAAAATTACTTGAAAGTCTTACATCAAAATTAGGTGT